TATCACTTTTACGGCTATTGGATTTGTTAGAATTACCACTAGCATCAGGGTAAATTATTATTTTATGTTTTGGATAAGTTTTATCCAAATGATTAATGATCGATTGAGTGTCATAAACACTATACTCTTCAACCAACTTAGATACACCAAGATCAATAACATGAACTCTACCACAACAACCTCCAACATTGAAGTCTTGACCAATATATAAAATATCACCTTCTTCGATCTCCCTATTAGTATGATGTTTCTTTCTGTCAAAATAAGAGTAGATCGTACCACTAGTGAGATTAACAAAATCACCATTTACATAAGCTTCAAATAACTCAGGTGGATATTCCGCTTTGAGTGTATCGATGAAGTCTTCTGGTAGGTTTTCAAGATTTGAGTATGTACTTGCTTTGATAAGTAGATCAGTTCGCTCAGAAAACCTCTTTACAAATCTATTATAAAACCATTTAAAGCCTTCTGGTGTACCGGCTACATCGATATTATTGATCCAACACCACTTTTGTTTCTTTTTATGAAAATAAGTTCCTTCTAATACTTCATCAAGTTCTTCAAGGAATTCGATTTCTTCGATAACCTCTGGATCTTCAATTGGCACCACTAAACGATTACGACCTAAGATCTTTTTAAATGCCTTATCCATAATATGTTCTTTGAGGATATCGGTCTCATCGATAAGTGTATAACCTACCTGGTAACCAACGATCGACTCAGGCTCACTCATATTTCTAAAAATAGTACTGCCAATCTTAACACCATTGTCATCTAACAGTATAAATTCTTTATCTGACTTATTCAATTTATACTTATATCCAAGCATTTCAGCAACAGTTGGAAAACCATCAAAAGCGATGTCTCGTATATCGCCGTATGTGGGCAAATAGTATGCAGTCTTATAAATACCTTGGTTAATGATCTTATTAAGTGATTTAAGGGTGCCTATGAACGACTTACCACTACCAAAGCCGGCAACAAAGCCTGTATGTTTCTTTGTTGAGGTTAAAAAGTCATATTGAGGATCACTTAGCTCAATGATCTCTTCTTCAATCTCTTCTTCCAAACTATATGATCTTTATAGTTGAACTATTAATTAGATACTGGTTATCAATACCTAAAGAAAAAAGAGTTAATGAAATGTGTTTTAAAGTTTGTCTGAGATTAAAGTATGAATCATCGATTATAAAAACAGTAGTTGATTTATCTAAACCTTGACTTTTAATAATAAGATTATCTTTTGAAGATAAACCAACAATCTCTTTAGTATTTCTATAGCTACCAATAAATTTCTTTTGTTTTATAAAAATCACATTTAACTTATTAGCTTCTGCATATCGAATAATTTCTTCCATTATTTCTTCCTTTCAGATCGTTTAGCTATGATTACTCTTTTCTTTTCAGGTTTAGCACTAGGATCTTTTATAGAATCTTTATCTAATAATCCAATCAATTTAGCTAATAGTTCTAAAGCTTTGAGTTTATCATATCTTCGATATTCTTGAATAATGTCATATTGATCTTCACCACTCTTTTCAAGTTTGACCTTAAAAGATGAGATCGTAGCAGCTGTCATGTCATCCAATTCTGGTATAGGTTTCAAATTACCTTTCTTATCATACATGTCTCGTATATCGTGAAAGGCTAACTTTACAACTTCATTAATAACATTATCAGCAGAAGCTTTAAGCTTTTTAGATCTTTCTTTTTTCTTTTCAGTAATATAAGCTTGAATATTGCCATCAGTTAACAGTCTTGAAGCCTGAGAAGCTGCAGAGTTTCCGGCATAACCAGCTCTAATGGCAGCTTGTGCACCGTTCAAATCAACTAGATACTCTTGGGCAAATAACAATCTTTTATCTGATAATCCAAAATTATTATCCATAAATACCTTTCTTTTTTTATCTAATTATAGCATAGTTACTACGAATTAACAATCTTTTTAGTTCGTTTATCTTTATCGTTCTTGATCCTAGCAAGGTTCTTTTCAACAAAAGGTTTAGTCCAAGGTTCTACTTTATATCCAAGTGTACCAAGCGTGATCATCATAGTGTTATGACTACAACCAAACTTATCAGCTAACCCATTAATACTAAGACCTGCTTTTTCATAAGCTGTCTCGATCTCTTTAGCTTTATTCTTTACAAGATCTAAAACTCTTACTGCTTTCTTTCTTTCAGCCATCTCTTGTCCTTACAAATTTTTATTTGTTTAATAATATCTATATTAACATCAAAATACCATTAACATATTATTTAAAAAATATTAACCAGCACGGCCTTGTAATTTGGCACCAAACCAGACTGAAATACAACTCTCAGTGAAAACATTAATCTTTATAAATTTTTAAGTTTATAGACCCACCCACCCACTAGATCATATATTTCGTATAGTATAAGAAAGAGCTTTATTACTAAACAAAGTATAAAAGAATAAATGCGTACACTTTCGCAGGCGTTGTGCCCGAGATGCTCGCACGCATAATGCCCGTACGTATATACGCATGTATACATGTCTGTACTATAGATAAAAATGGGGTCTGGTGGGTAGGTGGGTCCCATTTTTAATTTTCTATAGGGAAACAGGGAGAAAACAATAACATATTCATTTAATGACAACTTAATGTAAGATATATCATAATGCCGGTATTAAAGTTTTTATGAGGTGATCAAATCGTTTTACTTAAAACTAGATCCTTCCTCCTTTTAGTTTGATCTGGTCACCTGATACTGATCGTGCCACCCTTTTCGGTCAGTATTATTATGATCACTTCATAAGAACTTTATTAAATGGAAGGATTTGAATGAATAAAGAAATTTATAGTAAATATTATAAATTGGGTTTTCAACTTATCGAATTGGGTGAAGATAAAAAGCCTTTAAGAGTTAGAACTAGGAAAAAGGGAGGTTGCAGTAAAGCTTTTTCACCTTATGATGAAAATAAGCTTTATGCTATTGTGCCACCAAATAACATTCTTATAATCGACGTTGATGTCAAGAAAGGTAAAAAGGGACTTGACTCACTTGCTAAATTAGAAACAGATCTCATGATGGATTTAGAGCCAAATGTAATAACCGGCTCTGGTGGACTTCATATTTATGTTTATGCTGATCAACCAATAAAAATAGAACAAAAAGAATATCCAGATATAGATTTCATTTCTCATAAAGCAAATGAAAAACTTTGTACACCTTATGCTGTTGCTGGAGGTCAGACAATAATCTTTGAAGAAAAAGATTATGTATATGAGCTTTTAAGCCTTAATATCGTTGAGGCCAATGATATATGTGACTTATTAGTTATAGATGTGTTAATGGCTGAGATAGATGATGCTATGATCACTATGGACGACATTTACGATAAGAAAACCGGCGCAGAAGTTGAATTACTCTTAAAATGGTTACCATCAGAGGATTATCATGACTGGATGGCTAATGCCTCAGCGATAAGAAGAGAGCTTGGTAATACTGAAAAAGCTTTTGATATTTTTGACCACTGGAGTCAAACCGCTGACAATTATATAGATCGAGATACTTGTCTTAAAAAGTGGAAAGAAGTAAGTGAATATCAAGGTTCGCCGCGGACTATGGCGACACTATATATGCAAGCCATGGAAAACAAGATCGAAGCGTTATTAGATCTTATTAACCAAATTGAATATAATGAAGACTTTGATGATCTTTTTAAACAGACTCAATGGATTCAATATCCTAAATTCCAGCAAAAGAATATCCGTAACGAGATTACTAAAGCTGTTAAAGCAAAGTCTATTCAATTAGATGACGGTGATCCAATATCATATTCAGCTGCACAAAGCCTCACTAAACCATTATATGGACGTGATACTGATAAAGTAAGTAGAGAAGTCATACATGCTGAGATATTAGATGATAATCCTTTCAATGACTTTGTCCGAGTGGCTTCTTTTACTCGCTGCCCATATTTTCAGATAAGTACTGGTGGACGATATGATCTTGAGTCTATCGGTATGATCTTGCGAGAACCTTTAGCTCAACTATCACAGAAACTAGGTTTAAAAAAATCTATGACTATACAAAACGCTTTTGGAAATGGTGTTATACCAATGGCGATTTCTCATGAATATAACCCTACCACTAATAAAAGAATATTCAAAAGTAATACAGGTCAGCAAGTACTAAACTTATTTAATCCAAAGACTGTACCTCAATCCACCGAGATCACTCATCATGGTCAAAAGCTTATTGATCTATTTATTAGGCACTTAGCTATACTTAGCTCAGACAAAGAAGCTCAGGTACTTTTAGATTGGATGGCTTATGCAGCTCAAAACCCTGGTAAAAAGATCTTATGGGTTCCACTTATACAATCAGTTGAAGGTATTGGCAAGTCGCTTATAGGTAACTTACTGATTTATCATGTCTTTGGTCAGCAGAATGCCGGTGTAGTCGACTCAGTGATTAT